AATAACTCCTACCAAGACTATACCATTGTGGCAGTAGTATATGGGTAATACCTTCCGCTGTGAACGGAACGAAGAGGGTTCGAGTCCCCCTGTCACCCCATTGTCCTTCTAAAAAGGATAAAGTTTAAAAGAGGGGAAGCTGTGCATGCTCGTAGGGGCACAGATAGTATGATGAGTAGTGGTTAAGGCATACAAAACAGTTTATAATATAATCCGACTCTATACGAAATATATAGGGTGGTCGTTGCTCGTTACCTTATAAGTAGCTAACCAATACTTAGGGTGGAGAAAAATGTCGAGCAATTGATGCTGCGTACTGGTGATACGTAGTCTGGGAGTAAGTTGTGGGAAGCTTACCGGATTTATAATCATGCCGGGGTGTGTAGGTTCGAGTCCTACGAATAGGGAGATGGCTACCCTTAGTATAGCTCAATGGTAGAGCACTCGGTGAGTTTAGCAGGTGTAGTTTAATTGGTAAAACGATAGGCTTCCACCCTGTAATCGACCGTTCGAATCGGTTCATCTGCTCCAAATTTTGCCTTTATAGCTCAATGGTAGAGCCACTGCGTTGTATACAGTAGATTTCCGTTCGATTCGGAATTTGGGCTCCAAAAAATTTAAGGGGGATAAAATGAGTTTAGCAATAACACTTAAACAAGTAGAAAAAGCAATTGAGACATTATCAGGACTTACTTATAAAGGAATTTCACGTGAAGCCAAGTGGGCTTTTATGTTAACAAATGACGAAATCAAACTAATAAGTAAGGTATTTAAGTGGTTCTTATACAGGAGACATTGTGAATTAACTTCGGAACAATTCAAGGAAGTAGCTGAACTAGATGAAATGTTTCAAGATGTGAAGGAAAGTATGTAAGTTAGGGGTTTACAAAGAATGAAAAAGGGGTTACAAAGAATGAGTGGACTAGAACAATTAAGAGAATTTAGAGAAATTATGGTTAGAAAACTAGAAGGCGAATTAACTACTGAAAGGATATATGAATATTTACATATCATAAAAAATGTTAACGATTTGATAAATAATTATGCTTGTCATGGTTGTAAGTATTTAGAAGTTAAGGATTTATAGAATTATAAAGTTTAGGCGGTGATACGATATGACCAGTAACTTCGCTGAATTAGTATGTAGGGATTATGTGTGATAGATGGGGAAACTCACCATTGGGAAAAAACCATTGACTTATATTACTTATAATGTAAGGGGGTGAGAGGCTAAAGAAGTGGGTTATCCTTTAGCACAGTTATGAGAAACAAAGTAAGATTTAAAGTATTAAAAAACATTAGGGGGAAATTAAAAATGAATATGGCAACTTGTGACAACTTAAAACTTGTCATAGAAATAATCTACGGAGACCATTATTTAAAAACATATTTTACACAGAGATTTAAGGAACTACATATCAAACAACCTATAGCAAAAATGGTAGAAGATTTTGCAAAATTTAGAAATGGTCTCAGAGACGAAATGGTAGATAAGGGAAAAAATAAAGATGGCACTTGGAAACTTGAACATGCCACAAGAGAGATAGACTTCAACTAAGGAGATTATGGACATACTATTACCCTACAATTTTATCCCACGTGAATACCAAATTCCCATGTTAACAGCAAGGGAACTTGGATATCTGCGTGAGATTTACATTCTGCATAGACGTGCAGGAAAAGATTTAACCGCTGTAAATGACATGGCACGTGCAGTAATGCAACGTGTTGGTGTTTATTACTATTTATTCCCAACCTTTGCTCAAGCTAAAAAGGTTATATGGGATGGCATGACAGGTGAGATACCTGCTCGTAAATTCATCAGTTACTTCCCACCAGAAATTATCAATAAAGTAAATTCCACAGAAATGAAAATTGAGTTTATTAATGGTAGTATTATGCAGCTAATTGGTACGGATAACTTTGATGCTATCCGGGGAACCAACTGCATTGGTGCTACTTTCTCAGAATATGCCCTACAAGACCCACGTGCATGGGACACAATAGAACCTATCTTATTAGAGAATGGTGGATGGGCTAAATTCTTATATACACCTAATGGCAAAAATCATGGATATTATTTATGGGAATTTGCCAAAAAACAAGATGATTGGTTTACTATGCTTCGTACTATTGACCAAACTAGAAAATCTAATGGTGATAGAGTAATAACTCAGCATCAGATAGACCAATTAAGAGCACAAGGCAAGGATGAAGAATTTATACAACAAGAATACTATTGTTCCTTTAGAATGGGTACAGCAGGAGCTTATTATGCTAAACTCATGGAAGAAGCTAGAAGTGAACATAGGATTCGTAGTGTTATGTATGATAGGTCATTACCTGTACACACTGCATGGGATATAGGTGTAGATGACTTTACCTCAATTATATTCTTTCAACAAACAGGAAACGAATACCATATTATTGACTTCTATGAAGGTATGGGCGAAGGAGTAGATTTTTATTGTAATGTATTGTGGGAGAAACGTAGAACTAGAAAGTTTTACTATGGAAACCATTACGTACCACACGATGCAAAAGCAAAGCAATTTGCTGCCGGTGGTAAATCTACTATACAGATAGCAAGAAGTTTAGGATTATATATGCAACCACTTAAAAGAAGTGGTGTTCAAGATGGAATACAAGCAGTTAGAACAGTTATGAACAGATGTTGGTTTGATGAAAAGAACTGCAAAGACTTAATTAGTCATTTAGAAAATTACACAAAAGCATGGAATAAAACTAATAAAGTATGGATGAGCACACCTAAACATGATGAGCATTCACATGGTTCAGATGCTATGAGATATTTTGCAATGGCTAAGAAGTCAGGAATTATAATGAAACCATATGATGAGTATACCAATAGTTTAGACTATGTTCGGGCTCATTCAAATAGATACAGTGGTGCATAAGGAGTAATAATGGCAACAGCAGAATTTTTAAGATTAACCCAAAATAAAGATATAGTAGAAGAAATTAAAGAGTATTCAAAGGAAGAAAAACTTAAACAGTATTTACTTACAAAATTCAAATATGGTAGAGAAGGTATGGAACCATATCAGGAACAGTGGAGAAACTTTTTCTTAGCATATAAGGGAACACGTTCAGAAGTCAAGGAAGATTGGCAAGCAAACTACACCACATCTACACTAAAAGAGATTGCCAGAGTTAAAGTTCCTCTTTATATGAATATATTGTTTAGCAAGCGAATAGACTCCTTTGACATGGAGCCCGGAGAACTTGAAGATGAAGAGAAGATACCTATTCTCAAAGATGTAATGAAATACCAGTTACGGAATGCAGGTAAGAAACAGGGTGGATTCTTTGGTGTTTGGGGACAGTATTTAAAACAATTTGAATTATATGGATACACAGCAGCCATGTGTCCTTGGAGAAAGGAATCTAACCTTAAAGGACAGACTATATATGATGGTGCAGATATGCAAGTATTAGATGTATTTCATTTCTTCCCTGACCCAGCAGCAGTAGGATTGGATAGCTGGAAAATTATTCAAACAAGAGACGTTTATATAAGTCATTTAAGAAGACAGGAAGAATTAGGTATATATAAGAATATAGAAAAATTAGAATTTGCTGGTAGCCAACCAGCAGAAGATGATGCTCTTGTATTAATGGATGATGGAATACCTAATCCTATAGATGATACAGAAGCAGATAGTAGAGTAGAATTGTTAGAATATCATGGAGAAGTTCCAGAGTCTTTAATAACAGGAGACCTGAATGAAATCTCAGAGATTAACCCATATCAAGATAAATACGTAGATGCAATTGTTACTCTAGCTAATAGAGAAATTATAGTAAGAGCACAAAGATATCCTTATGATTGTGGAAATATATTCTTTGAAAGTTGCAAAGACAGAATGCTTACAGAAAGATTTGGAATTGGAACTGGTGAAGATATAGAAGCAATGACAGAGGAACTAGTAAATTGTCATAATAAATTAAGTGATGCTATTAACATTATATGTAATCCAATGGGAATAGTTAATCCAGAACAGATGTCCGGACTTTCCGGTACACTTATTACTCATCCGGGAAAAATGTTTGTTGCAAATAGTATGACTGATGATGTTAAGAAAGCATTATCTTTTATAGATACCACAGCAGCGGCTTCCGCACTATCACCACTAATTAAGCTTATTGATATGTTAGACCAACGTATTATGAAACTATCACAAGCTGTACCTTCAATATCACCTACATCAGATGATTCTAAGATGCATGAAACATTAGGTGGAACACAGATACAACAAGCAAATGCAGCAGAACCTATTAAACATATAGTCCAACATGAATTAGAACCTGCATGGGAACAGATGTTAAGCATATTTTATAAATTAGCTTTACAGAAATTTCCTGACCAATCTGCATTTAGGGTATTAGGTAAAGATGGAGCTGAAAAATGGCGTAAGTTATTCAATAAAAAGACAATATCTAAAATGGACTTACAGCTTATAGGAGACCCAGATTTCATACCTAGGGGTGTTACGGTGTTCTCAGAAAAGCAAGTTGAACTTAGAAACTTATTAGAGTTCTTACAGATATTGGCAACTGCTGTAGTTCCTGTAACAGATGAAAATGGACAACAGCAACCCGGTGAAGATGGAAAACCACAGATGCAACCTGTAGGAGATATACAAGAAGTAGTTAAGAGAATAGCAGAATTAATGGATTTTGACCATATAGATTTATTATTACCACGACTTAAAGAACTAAGAGAGAAACAAGAAGCTGCTAGAAAAATGCAGACAAAAATGGATGCAATGAAGAATCAACGAGGAAGCAACAAGCCTAACCCCACTTTAGGTTCAGGTGGAGATGTCCCGAAAGGGGCTCCCCCTACTCCACCTGAAGGTGCTTCCAATGAACAAGGGAATGAACAAGGGGGATTAGGAGCTATGGTGAGAGGGGGAATGTAAATGTCAAGAGGAATAAAGAAAGAATTAACTAATAAACAAGCAGCAGAAATTAATGTAGAATGTGGTGAGATGCTTGAAGGTTTAGCAGGACATCCGGGATGGAAACTTATAGAAAAGTATTTAAACCAAAAAATGTATGATGCCACAACAGCAATGTTAATATCAAGAAAAGAAAGAGATATATTTTATAATCAAGCTGTAATAATTACAATTAGACAATTGTTTGAAAAGATAGGAGTATCTTTC